GATTATGAAGAAAATAGTATTTGGTCTGATTCTCGGCATACTCTTGTCAAGCGGCATTGTGTACGCAGCGGAGGAATTGGTTGTAAACCCGAATAAATACCCGGTATACATCAATGGTGAAGAAACCTTTGTTGAGGCGTATAATATAAATGGGTACACTTATTTTAAACTTGGCGATCTGGCCACTGCCGGGTTGGAAGCTAAGTTCAACCAGACAAAGCGAATAATCGAGATTACAAGCAACTCGATTGAGTCGAATGGAGGAAAGACCGTGAGTGCTGCAACTGTTCAAATGGAATCAGTAAATCAATACGGGTTGCCGGACCTGACGAATGTCTCGACAAAGGGCATAACATTCACTCAGGAGAAGGTGGAACGAAAAACACCCTATCCCGACTTGGAAGATGAATACTTGAATATCTATTTTACTTTCAACAACATAAAGTTCATGAGGATTCGGACAAGATTCGGCACAAGCTGTGTTCCGCGCCCTGATATATATAACTTTGGAGGGAAGGATAGCCTGACATTGCAAAAGAAAGACCTTGAAACTGGCAAAATAGTTGATATTTTGCCAAATATACCCTACACAAGGCTTGCTGCAACAACCTACATCCCGTACGATTACTACATTGAAAATATTGTTCCACTGATGAATTAAGAGGGGCGCAAACCCCTCTTTTTTTTATGTAATGGAATTAAGTGCATTTTTTAACGCTTGGAAGTAAGATGCATAAAGATCATCCCATTTTACCCTTTGTGTTGGGATGGGTTGAGATATGTAAGCGGATAGAACATTCAATGCCTGCACAGCCCTGTTAAATGCCAAATCTGCATAGATGAAGTTTCCTGTACCAACGGTGATAAATGTTCCGACTTCCGTTCCCTTGTTTTTGTATAGCGCGAAGGCAACGAGCCTTTCGATAAAAGCATTCCAATCTACTGCTGTTAATGCGGTGCAATCTGCGCCTTGGGCAACTCCAACAAATCCAGCGAAGTTTGCCGGTCTGCTCGCGTATGCCCCGCCAGTACAATTTGATCCACACCCACCTACACCGTTGCACGCAACACATCCACCCGAACAAGTCCCTGCTCCTGAACATGTTGTGCAATTCTCCATACAAGAGCTTTGAGAAGCACATGTCATACACCCAACCAGGCAATTGTTCAAGTCTGCACAGGTTTCGCAGGTCATGGTGCAGTTGTACAGAGAAGCACACGTCACGCATTCGGCATAGCAAGTTCCTGTGCATGACCATCTACATCCACCCGTGCAATCGTCAGCACACTGGGCAATACAAGAGCCAGAGCATGAACCTGAACAGGTTCCTGAGCAGGTGTCGGAGCAGGTTCCAGTGCACGTATCTTGACATCCTCCCCAGCAAGTTCCAGAACAGTTATTCCCACATACGCCATAACAGTTATTTTGGTCTGAGCAAGATGTGCATGTAAAGGCGCAACTATAATCGTCACACATTATCTCACCACCAATGTATCCTCATTTATCATGAAGTCATAGTTCTTCACCGGAATGGAAACGTTATGGTTTTTCAATATCCCAAATAAACACTCCTGCCTCGCCCTGTACTTCTCAGAATAGGTGTCCATCATCCGTTTATAATGTTCCTCGTTGTATTCCCTATCTGAATAAACAAACTGGTCTACAGCGATTTTGGCCCCGTCTGCTTCGTACACCCTGTACTGCAGAGTCAGTTTTTCTTCTTCACTCAACTTAATCTGCATGAAGCCACCTCAAATATCACCCATTTGATTTTGTCAAATCGGAGGACATTATACTTTTCAGAAGCCGCATTCTCCCCGACATACTTGACAAGCATATCACGCCACAATGCCTTATGTTCTTTCAGGCAATGCATGAAGTAGTCCATAATGACCTTCACAGCTTCCGGGGTGCAATCTGCTCTCTTTGTAGCTTCTTCGTACAGTTCCCGGCTGGCTTCCGTTTCCGTGATGGAATCACATAGTCTCAGTGCATCTTCTCTGTCAACCTTAATCATTTGCTTGCCTCCAATCGTTTAAATACGTAATACCATGGTTCTTTCATTCCGTATGAATAATCGCCGGACTTCCATTCCAAGAACAAAAACTTTACACCGCCGTAATCCTGAATAAAGTAGGCTGATTTTGTTTCGTCTACCTTGCTGATAACATATCCTTTTGTCCAGGTCAAAGAGGTAGGCCGGAGGTCGTTTGCCATTTTCCCGATTCGCATTTCTCCAAGCTGGATAAACTCCACTTGTTTAATGTATGGTTCGCTCATGAAAGAAAATTTTACAGGCTTGAAGTTCTCTGCTTTTTCAACAAAGTCCACGCATTCCCATTTCCCTAGGATAGATTCATCATGTTCAAATGCACAATCCACTTCGTCCACCCTGCGAACGCCCCTTGATGTGTTTCTCTCCATGCTATCCCTCCTTGCTCAATGTTTTCAGTACGTCAATCTCGTTTTGGTTAATAATTTCCAGTGCCCATTCATCCGGCATATGATAAGCAAATCTCCTGTCCATGCCAAGGTGTCTGTACAATTGGTTCCAATAGTAGCAATTCGCCAATACCCTCGCCTTTTGCATGATGCAATGGAATGTCGCCCGTTTATTGGCTGTTCCGTAAATTTCATAATTGTATGCCGAACACCAGTTACACCCTTTCGCTACCGGGCAATTAAAGCATTCATCCGTGCTTTGACTTCTCCTGGTAATGGATTTCAATTCGCACAGTTCCGAGCAGGCATCCCGGTCAACAATTCCGTCACAGATATTCCCGATGATAAAAGGCTTCCGCTCAACTGAAAAGCAATAGTCCATGTATCTCAAGCAGGGGTAACAGGTTCCGTCCGGCCCTACTGCCAACATGGAACCGTCACCACCGCACCAGTTTGTATTATCACTTTCCGGCAACGGGTATCCCATTTCCTCCGTGAACATGGATTGATAATGGTTTTTGTATAGTTCCTGTTCAATCATCAGGTCAGCCAACTTTTTGAGTTGAGCATATAATACTTGCGCACACTCCGCGTTCCAGACGTTTTCAAAAACCACATTGCAGTAAAGGTATTCATATCCCAGTTTGAACAGATGAACACTGGCATCGGCAAGATATTGAACATTCTCCGGCGCAATGGTCATCTTGGTGGAACGGTGCCCGTTCTGCTCAAAATATAGAAGAATATTTCTCAACACATCGTCATAGGTTCCGCGTCCATCCCGGTATACTCTGCAGGTATCATGAAGTTCCTTTGTTCCGTCTATCGTAATTCCGATATTGAATCGTCCACGGTATTTCTTTGCAAATTCCTGCACTTTTGGAGTTTCGTACAGGGATCCATTGCTTGACATACTGATTACATAGTTTGTTGCCCACCGGTGGTTAAGTCTCATGGCTTCATACACGAAATAGTCCATGAAGTAATCAATTATTTCAATCTCCAATAGAGGTTCTCCACCGATGAATTCCAGAATGATTACCGGAGTTTCGGGAGGGATATATCCGTTCACTTTGTCCGACAACAGGAAATCAACGGTCTGCCTCGCCGTTTCTTTGGTCATTCTCTCCTGCGTTTTACCGTGCATATAGCAATAGGAGCAATTGAAGTTGCATTCCTTTGTCACCACAACAGTTACGTTCATACAAGCCTGATCTGTTATTCCCTTTTCCGGCTCCAGAATTTTCATTGCATTTGCATACCAGTGAGAAAACTGATTGTCATACCCGTTCCCTTTGTACACATCATCACCCGAACTTTCCTATGATTTGGGCAAGGCCGTTCACCGTTGCGCCCGAAAAATCTACATCACCATGGAAGTATGTTTTTTTGCCATAAGGCGCAATAATGTGTAAGTCGCCTCCAGCATCTATTTTTAAATCATAGCCGGATGCGGTGGTTAATTGGAGTTCACTAGCCGAAACTGACCCCGGTACGTACATTAACCCCCCTGCTATATTTCCATTGTCCTTAAACAGCATGGAAGAATACGCAGCATATCCAGATTGCAAAACAAATCCGTGCTGAGCATTGTATTCGTTATAGCTTACAATGCCGTTTGCATCAATGTTTAACCGCACACCACTTGCCCCTGTTCGGATTACACTGCCGGTCAGTGTACCACCGGTGATATATGGTGACACAACGTTGGTAGAATCAATATAAGTTGATTTTATATAGTCCGGTAAATAGACCGGCGGGGGAATATATGGCTGTTCCGTTACCTGATTCCACGAAATCGTCGCGTTTGGTCCCATGGTCACATTCTGCCCGACAACCAATTCATCTACCAACGCACGGGCGATAATAGCCTCCTGCGCCCTCATGACGTTCTTTTCATCAAGATGGGATAGAATCCATTGCATATACTGAACCATATCTATGTAGGCGTTTGATAAGCCTTTTATCTTACCATCAACGCTATCGTTCATTCCCGGTACATATGGTTGAAATACAGGTGTCGGCATTACGTTTCACTCCCCACATAGAATTTCCGCGTGAACTGGTGAATTCTTCCTTCTCTGTTTCCGACAATCTCAACCTGGAAATGATCTGCCCGTTCAATCTTGATCGGTACAGTGAAACTTGACAGGTCGGGAACAGAATAAGACTTGACCAGTTTAAAGGAGCCATTGTCTATCCGTACATATACTTCAAGGGAAGAATTCGCCTCCAAGTCCACACGGAACAATAATTCGCTGTGTCCTTTCTTGTTGTGCATTTCCTCTGTATATTCCTTTGTCCGCGCTTTCCACTGAACATTTTCCGCGCCAGAACCAAACTTGACCACTTTATTGTCAGACAGCGCATATAAACTTCCGTCGAAGTTCGCAAAGTCTGTCACTCCAAAAATATCTTCGTGCAGCCATATCCCCTTCCATGTGTCATAGACGTACAGTTTGCTTTCTTCTCCATCAAACAAGGACAGATAATACCTTCTTCCATCCGAGCCTCCCACGGCAGAGACATAGTTTTCGTTCAAGTTCTCGCTGATTACCTCCGGCACTCCCCCGGTGTATGCCACTACACCTTGCGGACTGAGCCAGAACAGAATATTGTTGACTTCGCAAATACTCTTGTGATTCAAGCATCCCAAACTGGATATTTCAACAAATTGGAAGTCAGATGGAATATCTCCGAACCGTTTCCAAACATGGTCACGTTTAAACACCACATTCGTTCCCTTGTAGCTTGCTATGCCAGTGAAATTCCCGTTCGTTCCCGTGTCAACACTCCATGCGTCTGTTGCTTCGGAAGGGCTGGAGAAGGTCGTCCAATCGTCATAATCTCCTAACGCAGTACAACAGATATTATCCTTGTTGTCCACTCCCCAGATTCGATTGTCCAATACACAGGCATATTGAATATCAGGAACGCTTCCGGCGGTTGGTGGAGTGGTGTACCAATCTCCCGAACCAAAGGATGAAAAAGAATCCCCTACAACGTCGTAGGACTTCTTATCCGGGAATATTACAATGCGTTGGGATAATTCCACCATCGACTTTTCCCCGGACGTTACAGAGCCTTTTGAAACGCCATTATACAAGAATGATGTTCCATCCACCCACGCCAACTGAGTAGATGCAAACAATGCGTTTCCAACGGTCAGTGTATGTAACACTTCACGGGAAGGACGAGGGGATATGAGCGGAAAGTCCTTCGTTGATAGGTTTTGAGTATAGGAAAATTCATCGTCAGCAATTAAGGCTTTCCGATTCAATCCCTTCCACTCTATCGAGCTTTTCTTCGCTTTATTCCCTGCATAGGGTAAGTTCGGAAGCCTCATTCCATCAACTCCTATCGAAGTCCGTAGATTCGTAATATTCATCTGAGGTCATTTCGCTTTCCGGGTTCGATGGGCGGTTGTTCTCCCACCATGTTTCAAACTCACTCACCTTCTGATTGAACATGACCATATGATTCGCATGTTCGCCGTATTCCTTTTGTAAATAGGCGATTTTGCTCAGAAGGAAGAAGTCATATATCTCGATGTATTTCTCCGGTATGTAGAGGTCGTCAGTGGCGATATTAGCGATTAATTTCTTTGCCGGCCGATATTGATATACCAATCTGACTTTCGCCTCTGTGTCGGTTACAGTGGGAATAGGATAGATGCACAGCTTCTCGCCCTCATACCAAAACGTCCGACTTTTCTGATACTCCCTGGGATCCATTTTTTTGTACTTCACTCCATCCACCCACAGAATTCTATAGACATCCTCAAACGGCACTCCTTCGGGCAGGTCGAATTCATTTTCACCCACCGTTCTGGAATAATTCACAACACGATAGTCCTTTATGACATCCAGATTGGCTTCAAGAATGTTTATCCACTTCAACAAAGATGCGTTGGAATAGGCATGGTCATGCTCCAGATTGAAATCAGTGATATACTCATTCACCGTCATTTTTGTTCTCCCGTTCTATCCAATATTGCAGTTCCTGTATGGCCCCAGTCAATCGCACAATATCATTGCCAGCCTGTTGGTATACTGCCTGAGACAATGATAGTTGTTTTTTCAACTCTTCCAGACGCTTTGTTTTATCCACTCAAATCACCTCACTTAAATTTTATCATGGAATTGGAGAGGTCTTTTGCCCATGAAAAAGGACCCAGTTTCCCAGGTCTCTTACTGCGCCAACTGAATCGAGGTCGAATTAAGTAGTGCGTTTTCTTGCTACAACTTGCCCTATTCTTGCCGTAGCTGCACCAGCCCCATAAATTGAAAAATACAGCACTACATGGGCGGTACTTGCAGGAACTAGAATACCACTGAATATCCGTAAATTCGATACAGGCACAGAACACTTTGTAAGGCTTACCTGTCGAATAAAAATAGTCTCCCATGCTGCATTAACAAAGTTCATTCTTACATTCCATTCGCAGCCGTTTAAAGCAGCGTCTGTATCAATATCACAAGCTATATCAATATACTTCCCGACTTCCCAATTAACACCCAAAGCTGTCGGTATTGTTACGGATACAGACGCATGTGATGATGCATCTCCACCAGCATTCTTAGCTATTTGTTGCCAATTGCCTTTTGAAGTCCTTGCAACAAGTGAATATGTTGCAGTTACACCGCCTGAACATGCACCTTCCCATGAATCAGCTACACCATCACCATTTGCATCTGTCAGAAATAGCGGGTTTGGAACTCCCTGTGTTTCTCCATACCAAAACCCTGGAATATCAGTAATAAACATTTCCTTAACCTTGTTATAAACGGCAGTGGCGAGAGTTTTATTGCCAAGGCTATAGTTGTGTATCTGATCATATTGCAAACCTGCTAGTACAGCACCATTAGTGTCTACAAACACACCATAGGCGTCTACAAAGGTAAATCCATTTTCATAGCAATATCTCTCCAGAAAACGATTATACTGAATAACCGTTTGTACTTTTGTTGCATCAGCAGGACGAGGTAGAACCGAAACCCAAATTGGAACAATGCCTTTCGCAATCGTTTTTTCTGTGATTCTTTCAATATAAGGTATACATTGAGAAACAGTGAGTTGTGCTGTGTGAATATCATTTGAACCGACTAAAAACACACACGCAAATGGATTATGTGCAAAAACATCAGTTTCCAATCTCGCCTCTATGTTGGGCAACTGATTGCCCGATATGCCAGAGTTTATAACGGTTCGCCCTGTAAGCCACGAAAGCCATTGGGGATAGTTTATTACACTCAGACTAGCATTTGGTGCAGGTGGTGGAGTCGGTCCTTCTGTGATACTGTCTCCTATACAAACGAGTTTTCCTATATTTGCTTTTATCTTCGACATTTCTGCCAATTGTTCAAGAGCGGCTTTTCCCTGCATACTCATTAATAACCACCCTCCCCTATAGAGGGTCCGCTTGCCCATGTTGCAGGCTTCATTCCTTTGAGGACTTCCAAATCGCCACAGGCATTCATAAACTTGAATTCAAGGGTGAAACTGGTGGGGGCTCCTTTTATGCTTACGAGAAGCGTTTTCAAATCCGCTACGTCAAGGAACTTGCCTTTACTGGTTGCGGTTGCTCCTTCGTGAAATATATGTGTTTTCATGGGCGGTTCCTCCTTTATTTTGTAGCCTTTTTGGGCGGAGTTTTCTTCTTTGTGCGTTGCCTCGGCTTTGTAACTTCTGGCTTTTCCGGCTCGACAATGGTACTTACGGGTTCTATTTCAATGTGATGCTCAACAGGTTCAAGCCGTTCATTCAGCTTCTTTAGTTCAAAGAGAATTTCCTGTTGCGTCTGAAGAATGTCAAAAAGGAGTAATGCGCTTGCTTCGTATAAATGATACCCTTTGTATTCGATCATGTAAAACCTCCTAAAAAGGGGGCCGTAGCCCCCTTGATTACGGTGCTGCTACTTCCAATACGCCTTTTACTCCTGCTGCGGTGTAGGTATCGCCAATCCACGCCGTTGCGGAAACACATCTCAGTACAACAGTGATGTTTGCGCCTACAGCCGATTCTGCATTTGCGCCAACGCCTCCATTGATGCCGATAGTTGCCGGTGCCGATGTGCGGATTTCATATCCTGTTGCGCCGTTTTGTAGAGTAATTTCCAACCCCGGTACAGGCGCGGGGAGGGTGATGATATGGGCTGCGTTTGCGGATGTTACCGGCACAAAGGTAGTTCCTGCGGAAATCTGCCCAGTGCCATCCCATACATAACCTGTACGCGTGTCCGTCTGCCAAAATGTGCTGAATGGAACAGCGCTTGTAACCGTTGCCATTTCCGCTGCTGTGCCAAGATATTCCACAGTTCCGTCAACAAAATTCGTTTTTGATACCATAACATAAACCTCCTTAGAGTTTGTATTCAAAGTTAAGGCGGCATGTTTCAGCCGCCACATATTACGGTGCTGCTACTTCCAATACTCCTTTTACGCCTGCCGCGGTGTAGGTGTCTCCAATCCATGCCGTAGCAGAAACGCATCTCAGTACAACAGTGGTGCTGGCGGCTACTGCGGATTCTGCGTTGGCTCCTGCTCCACCATTGATACTAATGGTAGCCGGTGCAGAACTGCGGATTTCGTATCCTGTTGCCCCATTCTGCAAGGTTATTTCTAAGCCAGGAACAGGTGCGGGAAGAGTAACAATATGGGCTGCATTTGCGGATGTAACCGGAACAAAAGTAGTTCCTGCGGAAATCTGTCCTGTGCCGGTTCCGTCTGCGGTTGCGGTGCGGGCTTCGGATTTAAACGCTGAACCGGTGAGGTTGCCTGTAATTGTTTTGCCGGATGGTATTGCGATGTTTCCATCCTTGTCGATGATTTTAACTTCACTACCTTTCTTTCCTACCGCAAGACCATCCTTGGTAAGTGAAATTCCTTCATGATGAGTGTATCCCATATTAATATCTCCTTTCTAAGAGACAGGGAGGGATTTGCCCTCCCCATTACTGTTTATTAACCTGCATTGCATCCGTACACGAAGTCCCACGCATCGAAGCCGTACGACCAGAGTCCAACGGTCTTGAATTTCTGAACTTCCGTATCGAAATCACCATCGGTCTCGATCACTGGCACTCTGGCGTTGTACCAGTACAGTCTGTTCTGCATCCTTCTTCCGTCAAGGAGGAACCACTTCTTCCCGGTAATCAACGGGTGAAAAATGGGTTTCAGGTCGCCTTTGAAAATGTTGGCATCGTTGTCGGCGGAGAAGGGTTCTTTGTCCTGTGCCTGCGGTCCGCAAATCTTCAATGCTTCTGCCCTGTACTGAATACCAGTAAGCAGGATGTTCGGCATGGTGAATGTCATGTCGCCCTGATCGTCTTTGAAGTCCAGCATTCTGTTGTACACGGTCGTCAGGTTGGCAATGTTCAGGTCAAGGGTGTCAGTGTTGCTCTGAACTGCGGTGGTGTTGCTGGGGGAATAAGGGTGTGCTGCTGAACACAGAGCCACACCATCCGGGCCGGCAAAGGTTGCGTCAAATGCATTGTTGAAGGTAGACACGCCGTGTGCCTGCAGGGTCTTATAAACTGCTTCGTTAAGTTTCCGGGTTCTCTTTTCGATTTCGCCGTATTCCTCAAACAGGAATAGTTCGGATTCGGCCTGAATACCGGAACTGTATTTTGCGTGTCTGTAACCCTTCTCATATCCCTTTTTGAAGTCAGCATAGGATACGGTTCCTGTCCACGGCGACATCGCGCCCATGGAACCTATTCCAAGGTGGTTTTCCTGCGATTTTGTGGACTTTTTGACATTGTAGAGCATGGAGTTGTAGTCCTTGTTCTCTTTGTCAAGCTGATCCCACAGAGTGTATACCGCAGATTCAACTTCTTTCCACTGTTCTCTCGTAATTGGCATTATAGTTCACTCCTTTTCAATCAAATTTGGTTATTTAGCTGCCGCGTCATTTCCGAACTGGTGCAGCCTGAGTTTCCAGAAGGAAATCATGTTTGCCGGGTCTACATCAACCAACTGGAGGGTTTCTCCACCTGAGGTATCCCAATCAACGTTCATTCCGTCTGCATCCAGATCCCATCCGAATTCACGGATTGCAAGAGGTCCAGGACAGAGTTTTGCAGTATCGCCTGCAGCAAAAGCAGCGGCCTGAGTTGCAAAGGTCAATGTGCCGGTTGCGCCGGTGGAATCTGTGATTTTGATTTTCCTTCCAACCATGGTTGCATCAGCAGCACAGGTCACGATTTCAAGGTATCCGCCGATCCACAGGTCGTCTGTCTGCGGGAGAAGTCCAGCCACTACAAAAGTAGTTGCGGAGCCGCCGGTTGCGGTGATGATGTTGTCGCTCTTATGTCTGTATACAGCCGTGGGGGAAGCCGATACCTTGATCTCTGTACCGGAATTTGCCGGGTGAGCATTGATTGCTGGGCCCAGTGCCGGATCATCAAAGTCCGTTCCTGCCACTGCCGCAACGCCTGTTCCGGGAGTGAACAATGTCATTTCGCCTTCCTCGATTACGGTTGCAGTGGGAATTACAAAAGGTTTCACGATCGGCACCTTTGAACCGTTCAGGTCATACGCCCAAATAAATCCTGCCATTCATATCAACTCCTTTTCGATTTTTCATGTACTCTTTCAGCAACTTTCTGTGCTGATACTCCAAAGATTCCTGCGAGTTTCTTGGTGAAGTCAGAAGCAACAAC